ATTTGCACACACTCAGGTATGATAAACTTCATTCGCTTCTCAAAGCTTATCAGGACGTGGCTCCGCATGCTTTCCCCTATCTCGTCATGATGTCTCTGAGGATCCTTGAGATCTATCGGGTCCTCAGAAGAACCGGAAGCTTCTATCTGCATTGCGATTCCACGATGAGCCACTACCTCAGGACCGTCTGCGACCTTATCTTTGGGCCTCAATACTTTAGGAATGAGATTCATTGGAAGAGAACTTTCAACTCTGGAAGCAGCAAGTCGATCGCAAAAAGATTTCCCACAAACACGGATACGATTTTGTTCTATACCAAGTCGGATGATTACACCTTCAACAGAGAATATCGCCCATACTCAGATGGCGCCTTAAAAAGGTATGACAAGGAGGATGAACGCGGCCGGTTCATGTGGGTTCCACTCAAGACCGTCTCGAAAGAGAGACTAGCGTTGCTCCGAAAGTCAGGCGAGATCCGGGAAGAGCCCGGACTCAAATACCCACGCTACAAAAAGTACTATGATTCATCAAAGGGACCATTGGTAGACAACATTTGGGATGACATCGGGCAGTTGGCTACCCGAGGTAAAGGCGAGCGCTTAGGATACCCAACACAGAAGCCGAAAGCACTTCTCAATCGAATTATTCAGATTAGTTCGGACAAGGACAACATGGTACTTGACGCCTTTTGTGGCTGCGGAACCACTATTGACGCTGCGGAAGGTCTCAAGAGGAATTGGATTGGCATCGATATTTCACCAATCGCTCTCTCGTTGATCAAACGAAGACTCAAGAAAACCTATGCTGGAGGTCTTTCTAGATTTGAGGTGAGAGGAATTCCGAAAGATGAACCGTCCGCAATCAGGCTTTGGGAGGAGAACCCTTTCGCGTTCCAGGATTGGTGGATCACAGAATTCGAAGCATTCTCCTCCACCTTCGGAACCAAGGGAGCTGATGAAGGCGTCGACGGAATCGCTCTCTACGCTGTGGACACCAAAGGCCGAACGCTTCGGGCCGCATTCCAGGTGAAAGGAGGGGAGACGGTCCAATCCAAGGACATGGATGCACTCCTCGGCGCTATGCATAAGCACAAATGCGAATTGGGAATATTTCTCACAACGACCGCGCCAACAAGGCCAATGATGGAAACTGCTTCCAAAGCTGGATATGTGAAGGTGCCGGGGTATGAGTTCCGCAAACTCCAGATCCTCACGCTGAAAGACTTTTTCAAAGGGAAGCGGCCGAAACTGCCGACCGTCAATATTACCTTCAAAGCAGCGCAGCACTCAGGAAGGAAAGGACATCAAATCGTTCTTGACATTGATTCGCGCGGTTCGTAACTTCTTACGGTAGAAAGCTGAAATAGCGGGTCATCCGATAACCCGCCACAAAGCATGGCGGGCAGGAGCCCGGCAGTAAAAGGGTCACGCGATAACAAGCGGCCCCACCCTGGTGATGGACAAGCAGGAATGCTTGTCCCACTAGGGTGGGGCTTTTTTTTGTCTCATCCCACTGGAAAGCAGCGGGGACTAAACAACACACGCCACCGTGACTGCATGCGAAAGACCATCATCTCATTTCTTCTCGGCATCGCCCTCGGCATCGGCTTTTTTGCCGGCATCTACTATTTCAGCGAGCAGGATGCCGAGGACCGGCAGGCTCGCGACGTGCTCGACTATGCAATCGATGAATGGACCATCGATCGAACGCGCGCCGAGGAACTGCTCTACGCGCAGATCAGGTACCAGCCCGAATTCTCGTTTTTCCGCAAAGGCTTCATCCCGGATACAGTCAAAGCGCTCGCAACGCGCGTGGAATCCATTTACAAAATCCCGCAAGGAGTGACGGTAGCACAATGGTGCCTGGAAAGCAGATTCGGACTGAGCGACCTGAGAGCGAAGAACTACTTCGGCCACACACTGGCGGCGGTGAAGCAATACATGGACCAGCCGATGTCAGTCTGGCGGCGGGAGAAAACGGTGATAGACGACTCGATCGTGACGGGGAAGCCCGTTGCATTCGCGAAGTATGGAAGTATGGCGGAATGTTTCGACGTGCACGGCAAGTATCTGAGTCGCTCAAAACTGTACGCGAACGCGTTCACCAAGACGTCCTCCGAGGAGTTCGCACGCGCATTATCTGAGCACTATGCCACGGACCCGGAGTACGCACTGAAGTTGATCGTGATCATGAGACGTTACAACCTAAACTGAGAGCGATTATGGGATCGACGAATCGAACGATGATGATCGGACAGCTCGAGGAGCTGAAGAGAAAGCGCGAACAGTTCCGCGTCGAGATCGACATGGCGGCAAAGAGTATCGTGCTGCATTTCGATCCAATGGACGCGGACCTCGTGTACGTCGACAAGATCTGTCCGGATCGGCTGAAAGTTTACCTCGCGCAGATCGAACGCGTGAAGAAGATGTACGACAGGGTCTCCGCCGAGATCAAGCGGCTGCAGGCGGAACTGGGAGAGAGCGAGGGCTGAGCGTGGGAATGAAAGCGTACATCGCGGCGCTCATGTCGATCGGGACGAGCGTCTACATCGTGCCCTGGGTGGACGAGCTGGTGAAGGTTTACATCATCGCCGTCGTCATTCTGGTGACCGTGTTTGTGAACCTGCTGTTTTGGTTCGCGCGAGCACGGGAGTTCATCATCAACCATTTTGTTGCCGCCATTATCCAGCGCGTCCTCAGCGATCACGACATCCAGAAATTGATCGACTGGCCGAGGAAACGCGAGGAGATCCGGGCGAACATCCAGGAACGGATGGGGAAAAAAGGTGACGACAGTGCCGAGTGAGAAACTACATCGATGCGTATCACACGTGATGGAGCAGGGACAGGACGAGTCCAGTGCGTACGCGATCTGCAGGACTTCGCTTGCCTTGTCCGCCGATGGATCGGAGGACGAGAAGGTCATCACAGCGTCGTGGGATGACATCCTGAAGAACGTGGCGCCACACCTCGAGAAAAAACCGAACACTACCGTGGCGAAGAAACCGCAGCGCCTTGTGATGAGCTCCGATCTCGGGGGCATGGCATCATCTCCGGACCGGATGAGCGAAGTGCAGCTCGTGCCGATCGGCGAATGGAGCGGGTATCAACAGGAAGATCCTGACACAGGCAAGCTGCGGCAATTGAAGTTCAAAGTCGGGGAAAACGACATCGCTGCGATGACGAATAACTTCGACTGGTTGGGCCGAGATCTTGTGATCGACTACGAGCACCAGACGCTGACAGGTGACCAGGCGCCGGCTGCCGGCTGGATCAAGCGGCTCATCAACAAAGGGAAGGAAGGTCTCTGGGCGGTTGTCGAATGGACCGATCAGGCGCTCAAGTATCTGCGCAACAAAGAGTACCGATTTCTTTCTCCGGTCTTCACGCTCGACGGGATCGATCCGAAGAGCGGCAGGAAGGTCGGCGCCATGCTTCTCAACGCCGCGCTCACCAACCAACCATTCTTTTCTGAACTCAAGCCGATTGTTTCAACATCTAAATCGACCGACAGGAATGTCGGTCCCAGTGGCACAGCCGACAAGAATGTCGGCCCCACTGCAATATTTCTAACTCAGGAGGAGTCAACCATGAAGAAAGTCATAGCAAAACTGATCGCGACGTTCAAACTCGCAGAGGCTGCGACCGAGGACGAGGTCCTCGCGAAGCTTGAGCAGCATCTTACCACGTCGCAACAGATCATCGCGGGCCGCGCCGAGGTTATCGGCGTTCTCGGCCTGAAGGCCGAGGCTACCGATGCAGATCTCAAGGCGGCCGTCGTCGTCGCCAAGGGGAACATCGCCGAGCTCGCGAGAGCCCTCGAGCTGAAGCCGGAGGCGACAGTCGAGGAGATCAAAGCGGCAATTGTGGTTGCAAAGGCCGGCGCGGGACAGCTTCCGCAAATGGCTGCGCGAGTGCAGGCGCTTGAGGCCAAAGATTTCGAACGCGAGTTCAACCGGATCATCGACGGAGCCTTCATTGCCGGCAAGATCCTGCCCGTGCAAATGAACGACACGAAGTGGATCGACGCGCAGAAGGTCCTCGCGAAGGACATCAAGGCATTCGAAGAGTTTTGGGGCAAACAGCCCGTGATCGGTCCGGTGCAGAAGATCCCGACCTACGGCGAGCCGGTCATAGCCGGGAAAGGCGACACGCCGGAAGACGAGACGATCGGGAAGGTCCTGGGCGTGACGGCTGAGCAGCGGAAGAAGTGGAATCCGGGGACGAACTAGATCCGAGTTCGCAGTTCCGAGTTCTGCGTTTTTTGCATCCCGCTGTTTTCTAACGGGACGAGTTTCGAGTTGACAGTTTGAACCACTATTAAAAGGAGTTTGAGATGAACACAATTCTTGTGTTGCTTGCGCTGGCGCTCATCATTGTGCTGGCGAAAGTCTTCCACTTCGTCCCGTTCGGTCTCGCGTTGACGGCGGACGCCGACACGCCCAGTCGTGAGGGAAGGAGTTTTTCCTACAAAGTCTATCAAGCGACAAAAATCTACGCGGGCGCCCTGGTGATGCTGAACGCGACCGGTTACGCCGTATCCGGCGCCACAGCGACCGGACAGGTAGCCGTCGGGCGAGCCAAATTCCAGGTGGATAATTCAGCCGGAGCGAGCGGGGATCTGAACGTTGAGGTCGAGGAAGGCGTGTTCCGCTTCAAGAACTCGGCGGCCGGCGACGCGATCACGATCGCCCAGATCGGTGACACGTGTTATATCGTGGATGACGAGACGGTCGCGAAAACGAACGGGACGAATACGCGATCTCCTGCCGGCTACACTGTCGACGTCGATGATGACGGCGTTTGGGTCAAGGTGCAGAACACGCTGTCGTTCGATGGCGATCTCGTGGCAGCGAATAACCTATCTGACGTCGCCAATCCCGCGACGGCGCGGGCGAACCTCGCTGCGAACAAAGTGACGCTGGAGCTTTTGGTCGCAGACCTGACCAGCGCTAGCGCGCTTGTCTATTATATCGTCTCTCCCGTTGCCGGGACGATCGTGAAAATCTATTCCGTTATCAACGGCGCTCTCACAGTGGGCAATGCAACGCTGACCGGCAAGATCGGAACGGTCGCGATCACGGATGGTGTCCTCACCATCACGCAGGCCGGGTCCGCTGCCGGGGACGTCGATGTAGCGACTCCTACGGCCGCTAACGTGGTGGCAATCGGGAATTACATCTCATTCACAGTCGGCGGAACGAACACGGCTGCGAAGACCGCGCAGGTAACGGTTTACATCGAGACGTAAAAGAAGACCGGGTCACAAAGGGCGGTTCAATGAACCGCCCCTACAGTTTTGGATCGATAATTTCTAAAGGAGAATCAAACAATGAAACGAATTTTGCTTGTTGCGATGCTGCTGGTCGTGGCGCTGCCGGCACTGGCGTCTGCAAAGACCGACATAAATGTCGGTCCTACTACCGGGTTGTTCCTTCTGCTGGGCACGGGAGCGCTCGGATTGGTGATCAGTCCGTCGACGATCACAGGGCTGTATAAAAACTTCAACACGATCTTCAATGAGGCGCTGAGCGCCGCGAAGCCGCAGTACGGTCAGGTGGCGATGGTCGTGCCATCGACTACAAGGGAAAACGGCTACGTCTGGCTCGGAGCATGGCCGAAGCTGCGTGAGTGGCTCGGCGATCGACAATTCCACAAGCTCGAGGCTTATGACTATTCGATCAAGAACAAAAAGTGGGAGTCGAGCGTGGAGATCCCGGAAGAGGACATCGAAGACGATAACTACGGAGTCTATCGACCGCTCACGGAAAGCATGGCCATCAGCGCCGGGATGCATCCGGACGAACTGATCTTCGCGTTGCTTAACAACGGCTTTGTCACTGGCAAAAGTTATGACGGGAAGACTTTCTTCGCTACCGATCACGGGAGCGGTGGGAACAAAGTGACACCGGCGCTTAGTTTTGCCGCCGGCGGAAGCTATTCGGTTGCGAAGACCGCGCTCGATAGGGTGAAGGATTCTAAAGGCAAGTACCTGTTCTCCGGAGCTGAGCGTGACATCCTCGTTGTACCGCCAGAACTGAAGGAAATGGCGATGACCGGATTGAACGCTGATTACCTGTCGGTAAGCAGTGGAAGCACGCAAAACAATCCTTGGAAGAATTCAGCGGATCTCGTGGCCAGTCCTCAGCTCAGCAGTGCGACGGCCTGGTTCTTGCTGCGGCCGTTCGGCGGCTTGAAACCGTTTATCTTTCAGACACGGCGCGCGATCCGATTTGTCACCAAGCAGGACCCGCAACAGAGTGACATGGTATTCTTGCGAGGGCAGTATGCGTTTGGCTGCGATGCGCGCTACAACGCCGGCTACGGTCTGCATCAGCTCGCGTACGGGAGTACCGGAACGACGTAACCTCACCCTGCCCTCTCCCAGAGGGAGAGGGGGGTTGAATCAAATCCCTTCGGGCTTCCCCGCCCGAACGACCAGGGCGGTCGGGCGGGTCCTCCTTCTCCCGATGGGGGCGGCCGTGCGTGGGGTGACCTGCGCACGGCTGCTAGTGGGCCGACACGAATGTCGACCCTACCGATGATGGGCGGTTGATATGGCATACTGCACGCAGAGCGACATATCGCCAGGCAAGCTCTCGACGGTCCAGCTCAAGAAATTGACGAGCGAGGACGGCCAGAGCGTTGTGGATGCCGTCGTTACACAGGCGATCAGCGAGGCTGATTCCGACATCGACTCGTACGCCGGGCGACGGTACGTCGTGCCGATGTCCCCGGTGCCGGCGAAGGTGAAGCAGCTCAGCGTTGCGATCGCCGTGTACAAATTGCATGAGAAACGGATCGCAGTGTTCGGGGGCACGATTCCGGAGTCGATCCGGGCGATGTTTGATGATGCGATCGCATTTTTGAAGGACGTGGCAAAAGGGATTGCAGTGATCGACGGCGCCATTGTGCCAACGGGGAATGCGGACAGGACCGGAGGCAGTTTCTCTGCGAGCGATCGGGTGTTCGGGAAAGATTCGCTTGATAGTTTGTGAGAGTAAACAGTAAGCAGTAAACAGTAAACAGTGAACCGTGGGATCGTTTGACGATAGCGGGCTGCAAAAGACGCTGAGCGCGATGCTGCAGCGGGCAGAGACTCCGCAGAAACCCTTGCGCGAGATCGGGTTCCTGATGGCGCAGGAGATGAAGACGAACATTGACCAGGGCGGACGGCCTGGTGCGTGGAAGAAATCGATTCGTGCAGAGAGACTCGGCGGGCAGACGCTCCGTGATTCCGGGACGCTGATGAACTCGATGACGTCGGAGGTGCAAGGCAATAGCGTGGCAGCCGGACCAACCGCGGTCGGCCGGAAGAAACTGAGCGATCCGAGGATCCTGGCAATCCTGGCGCGGGGCGGCACGATCCAGGCGAAGAACAAACCGTACCTGCGATTCCCGATTCCCGGCGGCGGCTGGGCACGGAAAAAGCAAGTGACGATCCCGGCGCGCGATTACACGTATGTCCCATCCGAAACGACGGAGACATTCGGAGAGATCGTGCGGAGGTATGTGGTGGGATGATACCGGTCAAAGACATACAGGACGCCTGGATCGCGGACATCAACGCGCATTTGAAGGGATCTCTCGGGATCAACACAGTCGATACACATCAGCCGGAATATGACAACCGGACGCTTGCCGAGCTGATGGTACTCACGCCGTTCGTGCTGTTACGCTACGGCAGACTTCAAGCGGTCGAATCGGAGCGAGCGGCTGACGGCGGAAGTGTCTTGAGACGACAGGAATTCAGTCTCGTGTTCGGGGACACGTCTCTCCTGAGCTCCGAGGAAGCACGCACCGGTTGCTATGCGATGCTCGATGCTTTTCGTGCGCGATATGACGGCGGGACGCTCGTAATTCCCGATGAAGGACAGGTCGATCTTCAGCTCGAGGAGGAGATGTTCCTCGATAGTGAGGGCGGCGTTGTAGCTTATTACGCTATTTACTCGTTTGTACAATACTAATCTCACCCTCCGCCCTCTTTTAATAGGAGAGGGGATGGGTGACGAGGAATGAGACAATGGCAAAAATTTGGCGCGGCGGTTGGGATGTAGTGGAGTATTCAAGCAACGCGAATCTCTCTACAGTAACAGAGATCCCGCACCTTCTGAAGGATGGGACAGGCATCGAGGAGGAAACACCCGGCGAAGATGGAGCTGGCGGGAGATTCCTGCCGGCGGGCAAGGCGGCCAGCATCAACGTGCGTAGCGCAGATCTAACCGCGACGGTCTACGATGATCTAAAGACCGCCGAGGAGGCGGAAACGGCCCGGCATTTCCGGTTCATCGGTATTGAGGGCGGCGTCGTCATCGAAGATTGCGAGGATGCATGGAACGAGTTCGTTGGCGCGAACGTGACCTCGACGCTGGAGAGTACGGACGTGAAGGTGGGAATCGGATCGGCGAAGATCACCGTCGGCGTGGATGCTGCAGTTGGGATCCTCGCCACGGAAGTGATCAGCCCCGCGATCAATCTTACGACGCGGAAAGAAGTGTCGCTCTGGATCAAAAGCACGGTGCAAACGAATGCAGGCGATCTGCAGCTCCTCCTGGATGACTCGCCGAATTGCGCCACCCCGCTCGAGACGCTCGACATTCCTGCGCTCGCTGCAGGTGTGTGGACAAAAGTCAACCTCACGCTGAGCAATCCGGCAGCCCTTACGACGGTGGTTTCGGTCGGGTTGAAGATGGCAGTAGACAAGGGCGCGTTCATTGTCTACGTGGACCAGGTCCTCGGCGTTCCGAATAACGCGATCGTGAAGAACGTGATCCCGCAGGTGGAGGTCGACGTCAAGCCGTCCGGTGCTTTCATCGGCCGGAGGATCAAAGGGAAGGCTTACAGCGACCAGGAATCCAACATCATTGTAGTGACAGTCTAACGACTCACAAAAACATTCGCTCAGGACAAGGAGAATCCAATGGGAACATTTTTCAAAGGCGGTTGGAGCAAGGTCGAGTATGACAGCGATCCTGCGTTCGGGACGCCGATAGAGATCCCGAACATTGTGAAGGACGGCACGGGGATCGAGATCGAGACGCCGACGGAAGATCTTGCGTCGGGCCAGCAGGCTGGAGCCGGCAAGCAAGCGACGGTGACTATCGTCAGCAAGGACCTGACGGCCGGCACGTACACAGAGTTGATCGCGGCCGAGACAGCACTGACGGCGGTGCATTTCAAGTTCACCGGACTCAACACTGCCCAGAAGGTCGTGGTGAATAGCGTGATCCCGAAGGTCGAGTACGAATTCAAGCCGAGCGGCGCGATCAACGCGCGCAAGGTAAGCGGCGTCGGGTACGCGGTGGATGAGGCCAGCCTGTTGACGGTGACGCTGTCGTAAGACAGTTTCGGGTTCCAAGTTCATAGTTCCGAGTTCAAAGAAAGAAGGAGCCAAAATCTATGGAACAGAAAACGTACACGTTTCCGAAGACCGGCGGCGGGGAAGTGACAAAGAGTTTGGCTCCTCCGACGCTCAAACGGATTGCAGATTTCCTTGAACTGTTTGGAGCGAAGAGTTTTGACGAGCTGCGCACCGGAGACGGTCAGATCAATTACGCGATGTTTGTTCTCGAGACTGGCCGGGATCCGGAGAAACTCAAAAAGGCTCTGGACATCTGCCTGGTCGAAGGATCCGTGGACATCGACTTTGTCAACCTTGATCTTCGGCTAAGCGACGAGGTGATCCAGGATTTTTTCGAGCAGCGGAGCAAGACCTTACTGTCGCGCATTCAGCGATCCTGAAGGTTCGTGACGCGTCCGGGGACCACACTGATGAGGTCGCGGAGGAGAAACCGTTCATCGCTTCCCTTCACGACCTCGTTTTGTTTTGCTCCGAGCATGATGCGCTGAAGTGGAGGGAAATTTGGACAAACTGGCGGTACAGCGAAGTGATCCAATTCGGCCTACATGTGATGAAGCGAAACGAAGAACAGAGGAACCAACTCGAGAGCATCGAGCAGCCGATGGCGTTTATGATGGCACTGCTGATGCAGAGACTCAGATAACCTCACCCTAGCCCTCTCCTAGAAGGAGAGGGAACAAGTATGCCACCGATCTCTGAAATCCGAACCACATTTACGATCGATCTGAACCCGTTCTCTGCCGGGTTGAAGACGATGCTTGCCATGACCCAGGCGGCCGGCAAGCAGATTCTTCCGGTCCTCAACCTGCAGGCGAAGCCGGATTTCACCGTCTTTGACGAGCAGTTGAAGGGGCTTACAAAGACCGTCGATGACTACATCGGCGCGCAGGTTGAATCCATCAAGACGGCCACGACACAAACGGGAGCGACGGGAGACCTCGGCGGCAAGGTAGACGACCTCGAAAAGAAGACCCGGAAAGCCGGCATAGCGGTTGACTCACATTCGATGTCGCTTCGGCACATGAAGCGGGAATCGCTCGAGGTCTTCGGTGGGGTTTCCTTCCTGGTCCAGAGCATCATCCAGCTCGCGAATAGTTCGGGTCTCGGTGATGAGAAGCTGCAGAAAATGAGTCAGTCGATGGCTCAGGGAGTGTCGGCGGGATTTGGCCTGGCTTCAATGCTCTCACTGCTCGGCCTTGCGACTGGAGGGACAGCAGCGATCATCGGAGCTCTCGTCACCGTGGGTGTTACCCTCCTCAATTTCTTCTCTAGCGCGGAGACAAGGGCGAAGATCGCCGCTGGTGCAGTTGAATCGTTCACGCAATCCTTGCGCGCAGCGACAACAAAGGACCTGCAGGATTACCGCCAGGCATTACTGTCGAATATCAGTGCGATCGACAAGAATATCGCCTCTCTTGAAAAGATGCGGGCGACTGCGGCGCTGGAACAAGGTGGGATCTACGGGATAGTGGAAGGCATCGATGCCCTGGTCGGGACATCGATTACCGCCTACGGAACGATTGACAAGCTACTCGATGAACAGAGAGCGAAGCGAAAATTATCCCTCGACGAATTGAAGAAACTGGATGAGCAGCAAGAGGCAAACCAGATGAATGCAGTCGAGACGAGGAAGAGAACTCTCGAGCTCCAGATCGAGACCGAGCAAAATACTTTTCAGCAGCGCCGGTTGATGGCTGAGAAGGATTACAGAGACGAAGTGGAGCGAATCATCGCGTCCAACGCCGCCAACAAACAGAAGGAGGAGGCAATCAAGGCGGTCGGCATCGCGCACAACAATGCGATCAAGAAGATCGACGACGACGAACGGCAGGAGGCGGATCAACACGCGATGCGGTTGATGGAGATTGAGGATCGAAGAGAGATGGCGTTCATCGACGTCCAGGAAAAACTGGAACTCGCGACGGCTCAGACGGAGCTCTCTCGGCTTGCCATTCAAGAGCGTTATGCCACGGAACGGCTCAATGTGGAGGAGGTGGCAGCGAGGCAGAGCATCGAACTTGAGATCCAACGACTGGAGGCAATCGGGGGACCTGAAGCAGAAAGGAAGATTGAGCGCCTCAATAGCGTGCTGACCGAATTAGATCTGGAGTATGGGGAGAAACGTGCGAACATCCGGGCGGCGACAAATGAGAAACTGGCTCAATTGGACGTCCAAAACGAGACTGCCATTCGAGATTTGCGCAAACAGGCATTGCTGGCTGAGCTTGATGCCGCAGAAAAATCGCAACTCGCGCAGGAGACGAATGAGGAGAAGAAAACCGAGATCAGCCGCCAATATGCACTAATGCGCTTGCAACTCGAGAGGGATGCTGCGCTTTATCTGACCCGGCTTGAGATGGACCAGATCTATGCAATCGAAGGCCCGCTAACAGAGGCTCAGCAGAGGAGGCTCGAGCAATTAAAGACCTACATATTGGAGTATACCAAACTTCTGGGCGCGAAGGAGCAAAGCGTCAATATCGAGGCGAACGTCAAAATCCTGCCGGTCGGATCCATCGCTGCGCAGCTGCAAAAAGTGCAGGACCTGCAGAATGCATTCAACCGGGAGACGGATGCCGGAGTTCGACAGAGGATTGACACGGAGCTCAGGCTGGAGCAACAGAAGCTCGATAAGATGACATTGTTCGGTGACGAGCTCGTGGTTAGAGAGCGCCAGGACCAGGAGCAACGGCGCCAGGCATGGAGAGAGACGCATCAGTTCGAGATGTCGTTGATCAACGGGATGACCGCCGGCGTCCGATCGATGTTTGATCAATTCTTGAGTGTCCATAGGCAGGCAAAGGACCAGTGGGACGCGATCTGGCTCTCGATGGAGAATACCGCCATTCAGGCGCTTTCGGAACTCGCCGTGAAGACGCTGGAGAATTGGATTATCGACCAGGTGTTGATGGCGGGATCGGTGGCCGCGACGAATGCTGCAATGGCCGCAATCATTCCTGGAGCGGCTACCGCGGCAACACTCGTTTCAATTGCAAGCTTTGGCGGAGCTGCCGGCGTCGGGACCGGCGCCGTGCTGGTAGGACTCGGAGCGGTGAGAGCTGCGTCGATCGTGGGATTCGAGGAGGGAGGAAAAACAAAGAGAGGTCAGGCCGGCTTCATCGAGGGATTCTTTCCCGAGATCATCGCTCCGGAGGAAGATTTCTACAAGATCGCGCGGGCGGAGATCATCCCGAGACTAATCCTTGAGCAGGACCGGCAGTTGAATGTGAGATTCGCACAGAGAATGGCGGAGAAGATACAAATAAACGGCGGCGCAAGCGGCGGGTTTGACTCCCGGCTGATGGACCGGTTTGAAAGTGCGATCACAAGACTTGAGAAACTCGAATGGACCATTAGCGGGCGGGATCTGAAAACGGTGAGCCGGAAACAGGATGAGTTTGATATGAGGAAGGGGCTAACGTAACCTCTCCCTAGCCCTCCCCTAGAGGGGAGGGGATCATTGTTATGGTATACGGCCTCAAATATAGCGGCTCCGATCAATCCGTCGATGGCTCTGTCTACACGGCTGAGATTTGGAAGCTAGGTCATGACGACGGGGTGGCGACGATCGTGCTGGCGGACCCGGCGTTCGTGGTCCAGTGGGGACAGCAAGGCGACGACGTCTACACGCCGATCCGGCCATCGAGCGCGGAGCTGCTCGTGTTCGACAAAGCAAAGGTGCTCCAGGCGGAGATCAAAGACGCGGATGAGGAACTTTTCCGGCTCCTCATCAAGAAGGGAGCAAATGTTTATTGGAATGGGAAGATCCTCACCGACGTGTTCGAGGATTCTTTGAACCTCCGTCCGGAGTCGACAAAAATCTGCGCTATCGACGGACTGGGCCAGCTCGAGAATTATGCGTTCGATAACGAGGACAGAGTATCGATCGTGCAGTGCACTGCGGATCTACTGAAGAAGATCGGGCTTGGCCTCAACATCCGCTTTGCTTCGAATTGGTTCACGCCTGACATCCTCTCATCCGAAGATCCTCTCGCAAGAATCTACACTGAAAGGTTGGCCGAGCGAGGCGACAGCGACGAAATCCTCTCCGCAAAGGAAATCTTCGAGGAGTATCTGTGGCGTTTCGGGTTGCAAGTCCATCAGTCGGACAATGTCTGGTGGGTGATCCAGCGGGAGTTGCTCGGGGCGGCATCGTTCAAGTATTTCGAGTACGACCAGGACGGCGTTTTCGTCACATCCGTGAGCAGCTACAATCCCGCCGTGACGATCACCGAGGAAGCGCAATATGGGAAGCGTTTGAGCGACGGTCGAAGGCCGTATAAAAAGGCGTTCAAAACGACGACGGTGATCTATGTGCCGAAACCGCTCACTGCCCAGGTTCCGAATGGAGATTTCGAGACCTGGCCGGATCCGGATGAGATGCCGACCGGCTGGACGAAATCGGACCCTTCGCTCGAGGTGACACGCAGCGGCGAGGCGATGGAAGGGATCTATTCTGCCCTGCTCAGTATCTATGCCGGCAACTACAAAGACGATCCGCCGCCTTACCATATCAATGCGGATGCCGGGTCCGTGAGTGCAACCGGAAGGGCGTTGCAGATCAAGTTGGCTGCAGCGCTCATTCCGAGCGAGCTACTGCAGGGTCTCGATGACTACCATCCCTCGGCAACGCCGCGCAAGGCGTACTTCTCCGTCTACTTCGGCGACTATTTCCTGAAGCGAGATCGTCGCGTGAATTCCTGGAAGCTCATCAGCGAATGTGCCCCATATGAAGATCTAATCGCTTTCAATGATAGCGGCCTGCAGAGCCCTTCGATCGGGACGCAGACGTGGGAGCTCATCACTCCGGAGTTGCCCCAGAGCGTCGGTCAGCTCACCGTGAGATTGTGGCAAGCCGTCGAGTTTGAATACTCCGGCAGCGAGCCGATGCACACCGCGGTCAAGTACGATGCCTTCACGATCGAAGTGATCGACGCGAGCGGCGACACGGCGACTGTGACCGGGACGAAGACTGTGTCCAACTCAGTCATTCTGCCGAATAGCGTGAACCGCGACGAACAGACATTCCGGATCGGCGACGGACCGACGTCGGCGACCCCGAGTCATCTTAGCGTCGGATCCGATCTGCCAACCGGTAACTGGAAGCGTGGACCGTATACAGTCGAGGAGCCAACCGGCATGACGATCGATCAGATGCTTGCCCAGACCTGGCTGCGAGCTCAGAAGCAGTCGCTCGAGATCCACAATGCAACATACATCGCACGGTCGGCGGCTGGAGTGTTGATCGAGGCGCACAACGTTCTTGTGATCGGCTCGAAGCGGTACGCGTTCGCGTTCCTCGAGAGAGATCTGCTCGCCGGCCATTCCGGGGGCGAATGGGTCGAGATCCGGGCTGACGATGACGACATGCTGACGACGGTCGAGGCGATCGTCGAGGAGAGCGGCGAGAATGTCGTGAAGCGAGATACGAAGTATGGCGATAGCAATGTGGTGGGATCGAAGACGTACGCAGATGGCTTTCTCGGCAGCGGGTGGAGGATTGAGAAGGTAAACGGGAAGTACAAGCTCACGATCGATATGCTGGACGTGCGGAGCAGTGCTTCGTTTGCCGAGCTGCTATTTCAACAGAAGCGGGTCTTCAATGGCTCGCTCATCGTCGGACGTACCGGTACGGGCAAGGTGAAGAAGGTGGAAGAAATATTGATTGGCGGATAGAAGAGATAAGTAAAAAGTCAAAAGTAAAAAAAAGCAGGAAAGGAGACTACAATGAGTGGGTGGACGAACAGAGGCAAATACCGGTGGGTCGGGATCGTTCTTCGAGCGGTTGCTGCGCCGACGAAGTTTTACCTGGCGCTGCTCGCCGACACGACGGCTCCGAATCCCGATCACAACGTCTTGAGCGACGTGGCTGAGATCCCGGCCGGGAACGGCTATACGGCCGGTGGGCAGCAGGTGAACCGGAACTCGACAGACTTTGACGTCTACACCGAAGATGACGTCAACGACCGGGGGATGGCGCAGCTCAAGAACTTTTCCTGGACCGCGAGCGGCGGCAACTTGCCGATAAGCGGCACCGGCGCGCGGTATACTGCGTTGCTCGACGATAACGCGACGCCCGCGAACCGCGAGCTCTGGCACTATTGGAGTCTCGGCTCCAACCGGACCATCAGCGACACGCAGTCGCTGACCCTCATCGATGCCGAGCTCCAAATCAACGAATCCTGAAAGGAGGAACAATGATCGCGAAACAATTTGTCAAGCCGAGCGAGCCGTCACAGATGTTCGAGGCGGACGGCCGCCCGTGGTTCGAAGTGAATGCCGACGAGATGTACCCGGCGATGATCGAGTACATCCTTGATCTAGTGGCTCACCCCGAGAAGCGTTCAAATACGGAGTCGGAGAGGCATTATCTTAACCTCGCTTTGAAGGTCCCGCACGTCGCCTGGGCAAATGCGCTCGCGGCCGAAGATCCGGCCGAGCTGACTCCGGAAGAGCTGCAAGATCGTGCCGTGGCGCTCGAAATTGCCCGGAAGTTTTTCACCGCGAAACTCCACGAGGAGGTAGGCGAGATGATGGGCCTCCGGATCGCCGGCAGTGAGAAGTGGAAGCTGCACGTCCAGGTCCAAGTGTGATCGATGCCCGCCCGGACAACATGGTCGGACAGGCCCGCCCAGACAACATGGTCGGGCAGGCGTGAGCTGCTTCATAAGCGGACGTTCACAGCAAAGCATTTCGAGGTCAGTCCCGGCAGATGTCTGCTTGAAGCGCACATCGGGCACATCCACTTCCGCGACGGTGCGCTGAAGGACGGCACCTTCCGTGACATCGACACGACGCTCGAGTACAATCCCGCGTCGCAGACCTACGAGATGACCAAAGCCTCCTATGAGGCCGAGATCGGCCTCTATGGCGAGGTCCGCTTCTTCAATGTCGATCACTCCCTCGAGTTCCGCCTACCCAATCCCAACAAGGTCCAAGTTCAACCCTACGATACCTCTGCTTTTGGCCGACTGCAGAAGGCGTTGATCTGGCGCGACATCCTGCAGCCGGGCGGGCATCAGATCGTGGAGGTGCGCAACGGCTCGCTGGCGAAGGTCTTCCATTTCGATCGGAAACCGGCCAGTAACACGATCGAATTTCAAGTCGTGGGATCTGAGGGTCTGACGTTCTTTGACAAAGCGGAGAAGAAGGGAACGACGTTCCAATGCTCCGGCCGGCAACTCAACTTCAAGGGCAACTCGGAGCGGCTTTCCTGGATCCGATCCCCACGGGCATGGAATCACAGAGGTGAATCGATCGATGTTGCACTGCAGTTCTTCACGCGCGGCTCCGAGCTTTGGGTGAGGAAGATCATCCCACAAGCATTCATCGATGCGACGTTTGTCGAGTCTGGGGCGTGGCTTGAATGCGACACGACAACGAGCTTCTACACCGGAGCAGGAGATGGTGACTATTACCGCTATGTTGATGCGGGCGCTACCTGGAGTAGCATACGCGGGGGTGATGGGACTCACGACAATACAGGTTCGTCAACCGCCTGGGTTGGGCATCAAGCGCACAGTAGTAGCTCAAATAAATACATTGAATTTAATCGCGCCGTTCTTCCTGTCGATACATCGGGGTTAGGAAGTAGTGTCGTTGTTACGGATGCAGCTTGGCAACTCTATGGCACTAGCAAAAGCAATGGTCTTGGAAATATTGATGCCTCGATTGACGTTTACACGACGGCGGGCTATGCGATTGCAAACTACGCCGGTGTGAAGCAGGCCACAGACTTGCCGTATGCTTCGTGGAGCACCAGTGGCTACAATCAAATAGACCTTAATTCCACAGGTCGTGGAAATATCAACAAAACTGGCACATCGAAGTTCGCATTTCGGTTCCACTTAGACATGAGTGGATCAGCTCCTACCTGGGTTGCGGGAGCGAATAGTTATTTCGTGATGTGTACTTCAGAGTATAGCGGCACAGATCAAGACCCATACCTCAGCGTCACATACATTCCCGCGGTGGTTGAGGTGGTTCTGGGAGCAGCCTCCGCCGTCGCGGGGCAGGGCGCTCCGGGGGTACAGTTTGGGTCAATCAATGTCACGCCTACGGCATCTGCGGCGATCGGTGCGAAGGGAGATCCAACTGTCCAGGTTGAAATTCCCGTGTATCCCGGTGCTGCCTCCGCCGTCGGTTCAAAAGCAGATCCTACCGTTCAGCTCGGATCGATCAGCGTCACGCCGGCGGCATCTTCAGCGATCGCAGGCAAGAGCGATCCCGGTGTGGTCCTTGGCTCGCTGGCTGTTACTCCGGCAGCAGCGGCAGCCATCGCCGGCAAATCAGATCCGAGCGTGCTGCTCGGCTCCATCAGCGTGACGCCCTCGCCGGCATCGGCCGTGGGAGCAATCGTGGACCCGCGTGTCTCGTCGCTGACGTGGCGCAATACCTGGGTGAACCGGGGGCCGGG